ATGTCGAAGACCTTCGCCGCAGACTCGTCGGGAATGTTCATCAGCAGGCTCTCGACCTTGCCGGGGCCCGCGATGAGATCGGGAGCCGAATGGCTCGTCTGCGCGCCGCACGAGGTGCAGCAGGAATTTCTTGACGGGCTGAGCGGCAACGCATTGTGTGCACTGCCCTGGCTGTTCGAGTTCTGGGCCATGCCCCACCAGTTGCCCCCCCGGGGCGACTGGAAGACATGGGTGATCCTTGGCGGGCGCGGCGCGGGCAAGACCCGCGCCGGGTCGGAATGGGTGCGAAGCCAGGTCGAGGGGGCGGGCCCGGACGACCCGGGTCTTTGCCGGCGCGTCGCGCTGGTTGGCGAGACGGTCGAGCAGGTGCGCGAGGTGATGATCTTCGGCGACAGCGGGATCCTTGCCTGTTCGCCGCCAGATCGCCGCCCGGAATGGCAGGCGACGCGCAAGCGGCTTGTCTGGCGCAACGGGGCGGTCGCCCAGGTGTTTTCGGCCCATGATCCCGAGAGCCTGCGGGGCCCGCAATTCGACTGTGCCTGGGTCGACGAACTGGCGAAGTGGAAAAAGGCCGAGGAGGCCTGGGCAATGCTGCAGTTCGGACTGCGGCTGGGGGAGAACCCGCGGCAATGCGTGACCACGACACCGCGGGATGTCGCGGTCCTGAAGGAGCTGTTGGGGCGGGCATCGACAGTCGTCACTTCGGCCCCGACCGAGGCGAACCGGGCCAATCTGGCGGCGAGTTTTCTTGAAGAAGTCCAGGCGCGTTATGCCGGGACGCATCGCGGACGGCAGGAACTGGACGGCGAGCTGATCGAGGAGGTCGAAGGGGCGTTGTGGACTGCCGCGGCCATCGAGGCTGGGCGGGTCGACCGGGCGCCAGAGCTTGACCGGATCGTGGTCGCGATCGATCCGCCGGTCACGGGCCACAGGGGGTCGGACGAGTGCGGCATTGTCGTCGTTGGCGTCGTCATGACGGGCAGGCCGCGGGATTGGGAAGCCTATGTGCTGGAGGATGCAAGCCTGAGTGCTGCCTCGCCGCTGGCCTGGGCGCATGCCGCTGTTGCGGCGCGAGACAGGCATGGCGCCGACAGGCTGATCGCTGAGGTCAATCAGGGTGGCGATCTGGTGCAGGCATTGTTGAACCAGATCGACCCGATGCTGCCGTTCCGGGCGGTGCGGGCGCAGTTCGGCAAGGCGGCTCGGGCCGAGCCTGTTGCCGCGCTCTATGAGCAGGGACGGGTGCACCATCTGCGCGGGCTTGGCGTGCTTGAGGACCAGATGTGCCGGATGAGGGTCAGGGGCTACGATGGCAGGGGCTCGCCCGACCGGGTTGACGCGCTGGTCTGGGCGCTGACCGAGCTGATGATCGAGCCGGCCGGAGAGTTCCGCCGGCCGGGGATCCGGGCGCTTTAGGCCGGTCTGCTCCGGCCGGTCGCGGGAGAGGGGGCGCTGCCCCCGTCCCGCGGTGCGGGACTCCCCCGGGATATTTTTGAACAGAAGAAGCCTGAATGGAGTGCGAGCGCGGGGCGCGGTCGCGCCACGGCGGGGTCGTGGACGCGCAGGCAGGTCTGCTGGCGTTCGCGATGGCGGGGATCCCGGGTGCAGTCCTGCGGGGCGGCGCCCTGTCCCTGCGCGACCGCCCCCCTGCCATCTGGAAGGGGGCCGGGCGAGCTCATCCGGGGTCCGGCCCCGGCGGAAAACGAGGAGTGAGAGCGCATGGTACTGGAATTCCTGCGAGGGTCCCATAGGTCCGGCCCGGCCGAACTGCCCGAACGCAAGGCCTCGGCCACCGGCCCGGTGATCGCCTGGCAAGGTGCCGGGCGGGCGGTCTGGTCGCCGCGCGATACGCCGGCGCTGACGCGGACCGGCTTCATCGGCAATCCGGTGGGGTTTCGGGCGGTCAAGCTGATCGCGGAAGCGGCGGCGGCCCTGCCGTTGGTCTGTCAGGACGCCAGATGCCGCTATGACACGCATCCGGTGCAGAGCCTGTTGGCACGACCGAATGGGGCGCAGGGCAGGGCCGAGCTGTTCGAGGCGCTCTATGGCCAGATCATGCTGTCGGGCGACGGCTATGTCGAGGCGGTGGGCGACGGCGGCCTGCCGTTCGAGTTGCACGTGTTGCGCAGCGACCGGATGAGCCTGGTGCCCGGTGCCGATGGATGGCCTGTCGCCTATGAGTATTCAGTGGGCGGGCGCAAGCATCGGTTCGAGGTTTCGGGCGAGGTGCCGGCAATCTGCCATATCAAGAGCTTTCATCCGCTTGACGACCACTATGGTCTGTCACCGATGCAGGCGGCGGCGACGGCGATCGATGTGCACAACTCGGCGACGCGCTGGTCGAAGGCGCTGCTCGACAATGCTGCGCGGCCATCTGGGGCGATCGTCTATCACGGTTCGGACGGGCGGGCCGGAACGCTTGCGCCCGATCAGTACGACCGGTTGCTGAGCGAGATGGAGACCTATCATCAGGGCGCACGCAATGCCGGGCGGCCGATGTTGCTGGAAGGTGGGCTCGACTGGAAACCGATGGGGTTCTCGCCGTCCGACATGGAGTTTCAGCAGACCAAGGAGGCGGCGGCGCGCGAGATCGCGACCGCCTTCGGGGTGCCGCCGATGCTGCTCGGGATCCCCGGCGACATGACCTATGCGAATTATCAGGAGGCAAACCGGGCCTTCTATCGCCTGACGGTGCTGCCGCTGGCGGGCCGCGTTGTGGCGGCGCTGTCGGGCTGGCTGGCGCGGTTCACCGGCGACGAGGTGCAGATCGGTCCCGATCTGGACCGGATTCCGGCGTTGAGTGCCGAGCGTGAGGCGCAATGGGCACGGATCGGGGCGGCGGATTTCCTGACCGCCGGCGAAAAGCGCAGCCTGCTGGGGCTGCCGCCGTTGGCCGAGGATGGCCGGTACGACGCAAGGGAGTAGCGTGATGGATGATCTTCTCGTGGCCGGGTTGGAGCGCAAGTTCTGCCAGCTTGATGCTGCACTGACCGTGACGGATGGCTCGGTGATCGAAGGCTATGCCTCGGTCTTCGGTCTGGCGGATCAGGGGGGCGATGTTGTCCAGCCGGGCGCCTATGCCGCCTCGCTGAGCGCTTTGGCGCAGGCGTCGCGGCGGGTGAAGATGCTGTGGCAGCACGATCCGGGGCAGCCGATCGGGGTCTGGGACGAGGTGCGCGAGGATAGCAAGGGGCTGTTCGTGCGTGGCCGGATCCTGACCGATGTCGCCAGGGGCCGCGAGGCGGCGGCGCTGATCGAGGCCGGGGCCATCGACGGGCTGTCGATCGGGTATCGCACAAGGCGGGCCGAGAAGGACAGCAGGGGCCGGCGGCTTTTGCATGATCTGGAGCTTTGGGAAGTGTCGCTGGTGACCTTTCCGATGCTTCCCGAAGCGCGGGTGGGCGCCAAGGGGGAGAGCCCCGAAGCCTGTCTGATGCGTGCCATGGCGGAAGCTTTCGAGCAGGCCCGCCTTGACCTGGCGGACGACTAGGCCCGCCGGTTTTCACGACCTCTCAGGAAGGACCCAAGCGATGAACGATGCCGAGACCAAGGCTCGGGCCGGGAAAGACGTGCCTGACGTCCAGACCGCCATGACGGGGTTTCTGAACGATTTCAGGAACTTTCAGGCAGACATGAAATCCAAGATTCTCAACCAGGAAGAGCGACTGAACATGCTGGATCGCAAGACCACCTTCGCCGGGCGCCCGGCGCTTGCCACCGCGGCCGAGCCCATGGGCGCGCCGCACCAGAAGGCTTTCGAGGCCTATCTGCGGTCGGGCGACGTCGATGCGCTGCGCAGCGTCGAGCTGGAAGCCAAGGCCCTGAGCACCGCGGATGGCGACGGCTATCTGGTCGGGCCGGATACCGCCGAGACGATCCGGGGCATCCTGCAGAGCGGGGCATCGTTGCGCGCGGTCTCGAACGTGGTGGCGATCGAAGGCTCGTCGTTCGAGGTCTTCATCGACGAGAACGACCTTGGGTCGACCTGGGCCAACGAGGCCAGCACCATCGTCGACACCGAGTCTCCGGTGATCCATCGCATCCAGATCCCTCTGCACGAGCTTTCGGCGATGCCGAAGGTCAGCCAGCGGCTGCTCGACGACAGCGCCTTTGACATCGACACCTGGCTTGCGACCCGCATTGCCGACAAGTTCGCCCGCGCCGAGGCGGCGGCGTTCATCAATGGGGATGGCGTCGACAAGCCGAAGGGCTTTCTGGATTATCCGCTGGTCGCCAACGATGCCTGGGCCTGGGGCAGCGTGGGGTATATTCCCACCGGGTCGAACGGCGGTTTCAGCACTGCCGATCCGCTGATCGACCTGGTCTATGCGCTGGGGTCGCAATATCGCAGCCGCGCCAGCTTCGTGATGAACTCGAAGACCACGGGTGTGGTGCGCAAGTTGCGGGACGGCGACGGCCGGTTCCTGTGGGTTGACGGCATGGCATCGGGCGAGCCGGCGCGCCTGTTGGGGTACCGTGTGCTGATCTCGGAAGACATGCCCGACATGTCGAGCTTGGGCGGCGCCATTGCATTCGGCGATTTCTCGGCCGGCTATACCATTGCCGAACGGCCCGACCTGCGGGTGCTGCGCGATCCGTTCTCGGCCAAGCCGCACGTGCTGTTCTATGCGACCAAGCGGGTTGGCGGCGACGTCAGCGACTTTGCCGCGATCAAGGTCCTGAAGTTCTCGGCCGCCTGAGGCCGGTCGAGATCGGCGGCTGGCGCCCTGGTGCCGGTCGCAGTCAGGTATGCGCCCGAAGCCTGCTTCAACCGCGTCGTCCAGCTGCTCCCCCTCCGTCCGAGCGACGCGGGGCGCGTGCCTGTCACTTGCTTCAGGGGCAGTTCAATCCGGAGAAACATGAGCATGATGTTGGTCGAGCAGACCTCAGCGCCTGCGGCGGCTCTGCCGGTTGCGGATTTCAGGAACCACCTGCGCCTTGGCACAGGGTTTGCCGACGAGGGAGCCGAAGACAGCCTGTTGGAGACCTTCCTGCGGGCGGCCATCGCTGCGGTCGAATCCTGGACCGGCAAGGTCCTGTTGCAGCGCGACTTTTCGCTGACGGTGGCGGGGTGGCGCGACAGCCGGGCGCAAAGCCTGCAGTTGGCGCCGGTGTCGGCGATCCGCGCAGTCAGGATCGTCGATTGCCTGGACTGGGAGAGCGTTGTCGATCCGGCCAAGTACCGGTTGCAGCAGGATACCCATCGCCCGGCGCTGATCGCGCGCGGGCTGCTTTTGCCGACGATCCCGCCTCAGGGGTCCGCGGTGATCGATTTCACCGCCGGGTTCGGCGCGGCCTGGGCGGATGTGCCGGCGGATCTGGCGCAGGCGGTGATGCTGCTTGCGGCCTATTACTATGAATATCGTCACGAAATGCGTGTCGGGGGATCGGTCATGCCCTATGGCGTCGCCTCGCTGGTCGACCGCTGGCGCAATCTGCGGGTCGGCGGCGGGAGGGGGCGATGAGCGGCTCTGACCCGGTGCTGAACCGCAAGCTGGTTCTGGAGACGCCAGTGCCGGTGTCTGACGGGGCCGGGGGTGCGCGCCAGAACTGGTCGTCCCTGGGCGTTGTCTGGGCCGAGGTTCGGGCGAGTTCTGGAAGGGAAGCGGAGGAGGGCGCGGTGGCGGTTTCCTCGGGCGCCTACCAGATCACGGTACGCGCGGCACCGCCAGGCCGATTGAACCGGCCGCGGCCGGACCAGCGATTTCGCGAGAACGAGCGGGTGTTCCGAATCCTGGCTGTTGTCGAGACCGGCACCGATGGCCGGTTTCTGACCTGTTTCGCCCGTGAAGAGGAGATCGCCCCATGAGCTATGGCGCCGCGGCCGCATTGCAGGCGGCCGTCTATTCGCGGCTGATGGCGGACCCGGGTCTGACGGGGCTTGTCAACGGCGCGATCTTCGATGTGCCGCCGGCCGGTGCCGTGCCCGAAACCTATGTCAGCATCGGACCCGAGGAGGTCTATGAAGCTGACGACGGCACGGGTGTGGGCGCGCGACACCGTTTCACGGTCAGCGTGGTGACGGCCGAGGCGGGGTTTCACGAGGCAAAGCTCGTCGCCGCGGCGGTGTCGGATGCGCTGCACGGCGCGAGGCCTGCGCTGTCGCGCGGCCGTGTCGTCTGGATCACGTTCCAAAGGGCGGTCGCACGGCGGTTTGGCGCCGGCAACCGCCGCCGGATCGACCTGAGGTTCGAGGCCCGGGTCGATCTGGACTGAGACATATCGCGGGCCGCGTCCCGCAAACCTGAACATGGAGAACGGATATGGGTGCACAGGCGGGCAAGGATCTGCTGATCAAGATCGACATGACGGGCGGCGGAAATTTCACGACCGTGGCCGGACTTCGCGCGACCAGGGTCAGCTTCAACGCCGAGACAATCGACGTCACGAGCCTTGAGAGCGCGGGCGGGTGGCGCGAGCTGCTGGCAGGGTCGGGGATGCGATCGGCGACGATCAGCGGCTCGGGCGTGTTCAAGGATGCCGCGACCGACGAACGCGCGAGGGCGATCTTCTTTGCCTCGGAGACGCCGGACTTTCAGGTCGTGATCCCGGATTTCGGCATCGTGGAGGGACCGTTCCAGGTGACCTCGATCGAATATGCCGGAAGCCACAATGGCGAGGCGACGTACGAATTGGCCATGGCGTCGGCGGGCGTGCTGGCTTTCACTGCGATCTGAGCCATGGCCAATCCTTGGACGGGCGAGGTGACGCTGGAACTCGACGGGCGGCCGATGGTCTGCAAGTTGACGCTGGGCGCGCTGGCGGAACTGGAGGCCGGGCTCGATGAGGGATCGTTGATCGACCTGGTCGAGCGGTTCGAGGCCGGCCGGTTTTCGGCCCGTGACGTGCTGGCCTTGATCGTGGCGGGGCTGCGCGGCGGCGGTTGGGTTGGAACCGCGGCCGAGCTGCGTGCCGCCGAGATCGCGGGCGGGCCGCTTGAGGCGGCACGAGTGGCGGCCGAGATGCTGGCGCGCGCCTTTTCGCTGCCGGAGGCGTCTGCGCGATGAGGCTCGACTGGGCGGGGTTGATGCGACTGGGGCTGACCGGGCTCGGCCTTCGACCGGTCGAATTCTGGCGGCTGACGCCCGTCGAACTGATGGTGATGCTCGGCCTCGATGCGGCCGGCCCACCGATGACCCGCGCGCGGCTGGACGAGCTGGCGCGCTCTTTCCCGGACCGGACAGAGGGGTGATTCATGGACATCGAAACCGACGATCTGGAGAATTTCGACCGCCAGGTCGAAGCGCTGAATGCCAGCCTGAGCGGTGCAGGGAACATGGCGAGCGCCTTCGACGCAGAATTGAAAAAGATGCAGGAAGGGCTGACGCGGACCGGATCGAGTGTCGGATCGCTGTCGTCGAGCATTGGCAGCGGGTTGCGGCGCGCCTTTGACGGGCTTGTTTTTGACGGGATGAAGGCCTCGGATGCGCTGAAGCTTGTGGGCCAGTCGATCGTCAATGCCACATATTCGGCGGCTTTGAAGCCGATCACCAACCAGCTTGGCGACATGGTCGGCGGCGGGATCTCGAACCTGCTGGGCTTTGCCAATGGCGGCTCGTTTGCCCAGGGGCGGATCATGCCCTTTGCCAAGGGCGGCGTGGTGACCGGGCCGAGCCTTTTTCCGATGCGCAACGGCACCGGGCTGATGGGCGAGGCGGGCGCCGAGGCGATCATGCCCCTGACCCGCGGAGCGGACGGACGGCTTGGCGTCAGGTCCCAGGGCGGCGGGCAGCAGCCGGTCAACGTCGTCTTCAACGTCTCGACACCTGACGTGGCCGGGTTCCAGCGCAGCCGGTCGCAGATTGCCGCGCAGTTCGGCCGGGCGCTGGGCCGCGGGCAGCGGAACCGCTGAGAGCAACAGGGAGGGTGAACATGTCATTTCACGAGGTCCGGTTTCCGGCGGCGCTGAGCTTTGGTTCGAGCGGCGGGCCATCGCGGCGCACCGATATCGTGGCGCTGGCCAACGGCTTTGAGGAGCGCAACACGACCTGGGCGCATTCGCGGCGGAAATACGATGCCGGCGTGGGGGCAAGGTCGCTTGATGACATCCATACGCTGATCGCGTTCTTCGAGGCGCGGATGGGGCAGCTTTATGGTTTCCGGTGGAAGGATTGGGCTGACTTCAAATCCTGCAAGCCGTCCGAAACCGTCGGGCCGCTTGATCAGACCATCGGTGTCGGGGACGGCACGGCGACCGAGTTTCAGTTGACCAAGAGCTACGTCTCGGGGGGCGCTGCCTATGTGCGACCGATCCGGAAGCCGGTGGCGGAAACTGTGCGGGTGGCGCTTGACGCGACCGAGGTTGCGGAAGGATCCGGGTGGGAGCTTGACCCGGCAACAGGGCTTGTCCGTTTCAGTGTTGCACCAGCGGATGGGGTGATCGTGACGGCGGGGTTCGAATTCGACGTTCCGGTCAGGTTCGATACCGACACGATCCAGACCTCGGCCGTGAGCTTTCAGGCGGGCGAGGTGCCCGACGTGCCGGTGATCGAGGTGCGCTCATGACACTCGAGTCCGATCTGGCCGAACAGGCGCTGCATGCACACCTTGCTACAGGGGCGACCACGGTCTGCAGGTGTTGGCGGCTGGCGCGGCGCGATGGCGTGACCCTCGGTTTCACAGACCATGACGAGGATCTGGTGATCGAGGGCCTGAACTATCGCGCGAACACCGGGTTTTCGGCCCGGGCTTTCGAGCAGACCACGGGGCTTGCCGTCAACAACGGCGAGGCGCTGGGCGCATTGAGCGACGTCGCACTGGCTGACGCGGATATCACCGCCGGGCGGTATGATGGAGCGGAGGTCCGGGTCTGGCTGGTGAACTGGCGCGATCCGGCGATGCGATATGTCGAGTTTGCCGGAACGATTGGCGAGGTTGTGCGGCGCGGCGACACGTTCGACGCGGAATTGCGCGGCCTGACCGAGCCCCTCAACCAGCCTCAGGGGCGGGTCTTTCAGAGCCAGTGCTCGGCGTTGCTTGGCGACCGGCGGTGCGGCGTGGTCATGGCAGCCCCTGGCATGTCGGTCGAGGCGGTGATCGATACCTGCGAGGGGGAACGGGTTCTGGGGTTCAGCGGGCTTGGCAGTTTCCAGGCGGGTTGGTTCACCCGGGGGCGCGTCGAATTATTGAGCGGGGCGGGGCGGGGGCTGGTCGGGCTGGTAAAGGCAGACCGGAGTCTGGGGGCGTCGCGCCAGGTCGAACTGTGGCAAAGCCTTCGTGCGGGTGTGGCCGTGGGCGATACCGTCCGCCTTGAGGCCGGTTGCGACAAGCGTGCCGCGACCTGCAAAGCGAAGTTCGCCAACTTCCGAAATTTCCGCGGCTTCCCGCACATTCCGACCGAGGATTGGCTGGCAGCCTATCCCAAACAAAGCGGCATGAACGACGGCGGCAGCACGAACGGTGCGGGTGGCACGGTGTGGGAGGTTTGACGGCCATGCGGGACGACATCGTGGAGATCGCGCGGGGCTGGATCGGAACGCCCTATTGCCACCACGCCTCGCGCCGAGGGGCGGGATCCGATTGTCTCGGGCTGATCCGTGGGGTCTGGCGCGAGTTGTTCGCACGGGAACCGGAGGCCGTGCCGCACTACACATCGGACTGGGCCGAGGCGTCGGGTGAGGAAAGGCTGTGGAGTGCTGCTGGGCGTCATCTGGTTCTGCGCGACCCCGGAAAACTCCCGGATCCCGGATCCGTCGTCCTGTTTCGCATGCGTTCGGGGGCCGTTGCCAAGCATCTGGGGATCGCGGCGTCGCGGGATGGCGCGGCAAGCTTCATCCACGCCTATGTCGGTCACGGTGTCGTGGAAAGCGCGCTTTCGCAGCCGTGGCAGCAGCGGATCGCCGCCTGTTTCGACTTTCCCCAAGGAGGGAACTGATGGCCACACTCGTTCTTTCGGCGGTCGGCGCGGCCGCCGGCAATGCGCTGGGCGGTTCGGTCCTGGGCCTGTCGACCGCCGTGATCGGCCGTGCGCTGGGCGCGACGCTCGGCCGGGTGATCGACCAGAGGCTGCTGGGCGGCGGCAGTCAGGTCGTCGAGACCGGCCGCATCGACCGCTTTCGCATCACCGGCGCCGGCGAGGGCGGCCGGGTCGACAACATTTATGGCCGGATGCGGACCGGCGGGCAGGTGATCTGGGCTACCAACTTTCGCGAGCATGTGGATACCGAGGAAGCTGGTGGCAAGGGTGGCGGGATGCTGGGCGGCGGTGGCGGTGCGACGACGCGCAGCTACAGCTATTCGATCAGTCTGGCGATTGCGCTTTGCGAAGGCGAGATTCTGACGGTCGGGCGGATCTGGGCGGATGGCGAGGAGATCGGCCGCGACGAATTGGACATGCGGGTCTACAAGGGCGCCGAAGACCAGCTGCCCGATCCCAAGATCGAGGCCGTCGAGGGCGCCGGGAACGCGCCGGCCTATCGCGGGCTTGCCTATGTCGTCCTGGAGGATGTCGAGCTTGGCCGGTTCGGCAACCGGGTGCCGCAATTCTCGTTCGAGGTCATAAGGCCGACCAGCGCAGAGTTCGTTCCCGATCATGCGCGCAGCCTGTCGCAGATCATCCGCGGGGTCGCGCTGGTCCCCGGTACGGGCGAGTACGCGCTGGCCACCACGCCAGTCCATTATTCCACGGGCCTCGGGTGGAACCGGTCGGCCAACGTCAACTCCTCCAGCGGCAAGACCGATTTCCGCACCTCGCTGGAACAGTTGAGCAACGAGTTGCCGGTCTGCCAGACCGTGTCGCTGATTGTGTCCTGGTTTGGCGACGACCTGCGCTGCGATCGCTGCCAGATCAAACCCAAGGTCGAGCAGAACGGGGTCGACGGGGCGAGCATGCCGTGGCGCGCCGGCGGCGCTGTTCGTGACGATGCTGGGGAAATCGCCAAGGTCGACGGTCGCCCTGTCTATGGCGGCACGCCGACGGACCAGTCGGTCGTGGAAGCGATCCGCGCATTGCGAAACGCGGGCAAGGCGGTGACGTTCTATCCGTTCCTGTTGATGGAGCAGGCGCAGGGCAATTCCCTTGTCGATCCCTGGTCGGGAGCTGTTGGCCAGCCGCCCTTTCCCTGGCGGGGCAGGATTACCACATCGCTGGCGCCGGGCGTCGCGGGATCTGCTGATGGCACGCTTGCTGCCCGCGCGGAAGTGCGCGCATTCTTCGGCGATGCCATGGTCGATGACTTCCCGGTTGCCGGGGACGAGGTCGGCTATTCCGGGCCGGCCGAGTGGTCGTTCCGAAAGTTCATCCTGCATTATGCGCATTTGTGCGCGGTGGCCGGAGGTGTCGACGCCTTCTGCATCGGATCGGAGATGCGCAGCCTGACCCAGATCCGGGCCGAGGCGAACAGCTTTCCGGCCGTGGAGGAGCTTCGCCAGCTCGCGGCAGAGGTGCGCGCGGTTCTCGGTCCCGAAGCAAAGATCGGCTATGCCGCCGATTGGAGCGAGTATTTCGGCTATCACCCCGAAGATGGCAGCGGTGACGTGTTCTTTCACCTCGATCCCCTTTGGGCAGACCCCGCGATCGATTTTGTGGGGATCGACAATTACATGCCGCTGTCGGATTGGCGTGACGGGGGCGATCATGCCGACGCGTCCTATGGGTCGATCTATGACGTGGCCTATCTGAAGTCGAACGTTGCCGGCGGCGAGGGGTTCGATTGGTACTATGCCGACGAGGCCGGCCGCGACGCCCAGGATCGATTGCCGATCACCGATGGCGCCCATGGCGAACCCTGGATCTATCGTTACAAGGACTTGCGAAGCTGGTGGTCGAACGCTCATCACGACCGCGTCGACGGTGTGCGAGGCGCTGCACCAACGGCGTGGATCCCCGAGAGCAAGCCGATCTGGTTCACCGAGATGGGCTGCGCGGCCGTCGACAAGGGCACCAACCAGCCCAACAAGTTCATCGACCCGAAGTCGTCGGAATCGAGCCTGCCCTATTACTCGGATGGAACGCGGGACGACTTTGTTCAGGCTCAGTACCTGCGGGCGATGTATTCGTTCTGGGGCGATCCCGTGAACAACCCCGCTTCCGGCATCTATGGCGGTGCGATGGTTGATCTGTCGCGTTCGCTGGTCTGGGCTTGGGATACGCGGCCCTTTCCGCATTTCCCGCTTAATTCAGAGCTCTGGAGCGACGGCGAGAACTATTTCAAGGGTCATTGGCTGAATGGGCGCACCTCGTCGGAATCGCTGGCTGCGGTGGTCGCCGAAACCTGCGGGCGCGCGGGTCTTCCGGAGGTCGATGTGAGACGGCTGTATGGCAGCGTCCGCGGCTATACTCTGGCAGAGGCGAGCCATGCGCGGGCGGCAATCCAGCCATTGATGCTGGCACATGGGTTCGATGCCTCGGAGCGCAACGGCGTCTTGCATTTCCGCAGCCGAACCGGGCTGACGGATTTCACCATCAATGCGGATGCGCTTGCCGTCACCGAAGAGGTTGGGCCGGATGTGGAAACGCAGCGCGTGCCCGAGGTCGAAATCGCCGGGCGGGTGCGGCTCAATTGTCTGCGCGCCGGCCGCGATTTCGAGGTGATGTCGGTCGAGGCGGCGTTTCCCGACGAGACCAACCCTGCGGTCTCGTCAAGTGAGCTGGCAATGTGCCTGACGACCGAGGAGGCCCGCGCGATTGCCGAGCGTTGGCTGACCGAGTCGCGGGTGGCACGCGATTCCGTTCGCCTGGCGCTGCCTGGCTCGCTGCGCAAAGTCCGGGCGGGCGATGTGATCGAAACCACGTCGCCGAATCGTGAAGGGCGATACCGGATCGACCGGGTCGAAAGCGGTGATGTCCAGATTGTCGAGGCCGTACGCGTCGAAGAGGCAGTCTTTCGGCTGGGAGAGGCGGTCCCAGACGAGATCCGGGCCAAACCCGTGCAATCGCCGGTGCCTGTCTATTCGGTGTTTCTCGATCTTCCGCTGCTGACCGGCAAGGAAGATCCGATTGCGCCTCATGTTGCGATCACGGCCAATCCCTGGCCGGGATCGGTGGCGATCTATTCGTCATCCGAAAACGACGGCTATCGATTGAACAGCCTGATCGGCAAGCGTGCGGTCATCGGCCTGACCGAAACGGTGCTGGAACCGATATCGCCTGGGATCTTCGATCGTGGGGCACCGCTTAGGGTGCGCTTCAGTTCCGGCGCCACCAGCCCCTGTTCGGAAGAGCGGATGCTCAACGGGGCGAATGCAGCTGCGATCGGAGATCCCGCGACCGGGATTTGGGAAGTGTTCCAGTTCGCGGAAGCGACACCGCTAGGTGGCTCGACCTTCGAACTTGGTCACAGGCTGCGCGGACAGCTCGGGACCGACGCGGAAACGCCGATGGCCTGGCCGGTTGGCAGCCACGTTGTCCTGCTTGACGGAGCGCCGGAACAGATCGATCTGGCGGCATCGGCACGGGGATTGGAGCGGCACTATCTGTTCGGCCCGCAGAACCGGCCCTTTGACGATGCCTCGTATCTGCATGAAATCCATGCCTTTGCCGGCGTGGGCCTTCGCCCCTATGCTCCCGTCCATTTGCGGGTCCGCGACGTCGGCGGGGACCTGCAGTTCACCTGGATCCGGCGGACGCGGATCGATGGCGACAGCTGGGAATCGCTCGACGTGGCTTTGGGCGAAAGCGTCGAGCAATACCTTGTGCAGGTGCTCGTCGCCGGCGTGGTCGTGCGCGAGGAATTCGTCGGATCGCCGGTATGGACCTATGACGCAGCGCGGCGGTCGGCTGACGGAGCGGCGGGTGCGTTTTCTGTCCGCGTGGCACAGGTTTCCGACCGCTTTGGGCCGGGACAATTCAGAAGGATCGACATCCATGAGTAA